TTTATACTACAGCTGGGTGGCTTTATTTACGGGTACGGCGGAATGAGTGAACGGTTGGACAATACAGTTGCAGTCGTTGAAATGAACACTAACGATAGATATTACAGAGCTGAAGCACTAGCACTTGAAAGAGAACTTAAATCCCAGGTTACAAGCCTTAGAGCACTGCTGACAGAGCGTAAAGAAGCTACTGATGTCCGAATTAAGTACTTAGAAAAACGTGTAGATAGGCTGGAAAAATAATATGGAAGAAGAAACAAATGAAGTAGCCACTACGCCAGGTGACAATACATCACCACGTAAGCCAACTAAAGCCAAAATTCTTAAGGATCTGAAGCAGGACATAAGCTCTGCTGATAGTCTTCGTTTAGAAATGGTTGCCAAAGTAGAAACATGGCGTGACGAGTACGAAGGTCAACCATACGGTAATGAGCAGAACGGAAAATCTGAGATTGTATCTCGAGACATCAAGCGCCAGGATGAATGGCAGCACGCTTCTGTAAAAGATCCTTTTGTATCTGATCCTGACATCGTAAAATGTAAGCCAGTTACCTTTGAAGATCGTGCAGCAGCTGAACAGAATGAGCTCATCCTGAATCAGCAGTTCTGCAGACAGTTCCCTCGTTACAAGTTTATGACTGATGTCATCAAACTGAACTACAAAGAAGGTACTGTCATAGTAAAGACCAGCTGGAAGTATTCAGATGAACTGGTCGAAGAAGAAGTTCCAGTATGGGGCTTGGACCTACAAGCCAATGTTATCCAGGTTGGTACCAAAACTGTCAAGCGTCTTAAGGTACTTGAAAATAAGCCACATGCTGAAGTATGCCGGCTGGAAGACGTATGGATGGATCCTACCTCTGAAGGTGATCCTGACAAAGCACAATTTTTCGTTCACCAATACGAGTCTGACCTCAGTACACTGCGCTCCACAGGAAAATACAAGAACCTGAAAAAGCTTGCCAGGGCAGTATCTACTGGACAATCCAGTACTGGCGGTGACGATGTTAGTGATTACGATCCAGAAGATGAAACCGAATTTAGTTTTTCTGACCAACCTCGTAAGAAGTTCCTGATAAAGGAATACTGGGGTAACTACGACGTAAACGGTGATGGTATTGCTGAACCGATCGTGTGTACCTGGGCTCATGATGTCATCATACAGCTCGAGAGCAATCCGTATCCGGATCAAAAGGTACCTTTTTTGGTACTTGCCAACAACAGCACCCCATTCAAGATCTACGGTGAGGCTAACGCTGAACTCGTAGGCGACAATCAGAAGCTGAACACTGCATTCAAACGCGGTATCGTAGATAACATGGCCAACTCGAACAATGCTCAAAAGGGTATCCGAGTAGGCGCACTAGATCCGATAAACAAGAAACGCTTCCTGAACGGTAAGAACTTCGAATACAACGGCAGCCAGGGTGATTTCTACGAAGGTAGCTACAATCAGATCCCTCAGTCTGTATTCGCTGTCATGGAACAAAACAACAACGAGATCGAATCGATGCTCGGTGTTAAAGCATTCTCTGGCGGAATCTCTGGCGGAGAGCTGGGATCCACAGCAAGAGCTGCTGGTGGAGTCCTGGACGCTGTCTCAGTACGTAGAGGAGACATCATACGTAATATTGCCGATAACCTGGTAATGCCTTTGATGCGCAAATGGATGGCCTACAACAGCGAATTCCTCAGCGAAGAAGAGGTCGTACGTATCACCAACGATGAGTTCGTACCCATCAAGCGTGATGACCTCACTGGTAGTGTTGACATTGAAATTGAAGTTTCTACTACTGAAGGCAATGCAGCCAAGAGCCAGAAACTTGGATTCCTGCTGCAAACCCTGGGTCAACAGCTGGATCCTGAGATGCTGAAGCTGATAATGGCTCAAATTGCTAAACTCGAGAAACTGCCTGACCTGGCTAAGATGGTTGAAGAATTTGAACCCAAGCCTGATCCTTATGTTGAAAAACTGAAGGAACTGGAAGTGGCGATGAAGGAAGTTGAGATCCTGGAACGTAAATCTCGTGCGATGGAGAACCAGGTTGATATGATCAACAAGCAGACTCAAGCAGAACTCAATCAGGCACGTACTCGCCAACTGATTTCTGACGCTGATCTGAAAGATCTGGAATTCTCTCAAATTGCTGATGGAACCAAGCACGCCCAGGAGATGGATAAGGAAAAAGTTAAATCCTTGACCTCTCTTGCCGGCAAGGAAATGGACAACTCTGCCAAGGTAGCTGTGTCCAAATCTCGCACACCTGCAAATTAATGTTGACGCCTTAGTTTATTTTACTATATGATTTAGCCTCTTTTACTTAACTAACCACAGGAACTCTTAATGAGCAACTCCGAAACCATCACGCAAGACGACTTAATGACCGCAGACCTCGACCATGCAATTGACATGGGTGAAGCCTGGTTACGCCTCCAACGCAATGGAGACTTCAAGAAAATCATCACGGAAGGGTACCTCAAGGAAAAAGTCCTTGCTTCCCATTCCCTGTTGGCTGTTCCACAGATCAAGGACAAGGGACGTCGTCCAGACGTTATCGAAGACCTGATTGCATCGTCCAACCTGAAGTTCTACTTCAAAATCATCGAGCACGAGTACGAAGGTGCCAAGAATCCGATCCTGTCGGATGATGAGGAAGAAGAGCTCCAGGCTCAAATCGATGCTGAGGGAGTACACTAACAATGGCTGGTAGAGAACTTACTGAAGAAGAAATCATGGACAACGACATCGATCCCATGGAAGCTATCCGTGAGATTCGTCGTGAAGAAGGTGTTGCCGAGGATGATTTGCCAGAGCGCACTGACATTCCTTCTTCAGAAGTTCTCGATCCTGAAGAAATTGCAGAACGAGAGCAGACTGAGTCTGACGCCGAAGAACTTGCAGAAGTTAAAGGCGATGAAGAAGCTCCCGCTGACAATGAGGAACCTGATGACGAAACAGATCCTGATACCTCTGAAACCCCATCCGAAGAGGATGAAGAGGAAGAAAAAGCCCCCACCGAAAAAGAAAAGGCCGTTGCTGAGTTAAGAAAGTTTCGTGCCAATGGCCAAGACTTTGAGTTTAGCCAGGACGAGATCAACGAACAGTTCGAAGTGGTCTTTGGCAAAGCCATGGACTACACCCAGAAAATGCAGAAGATCGCTCCGTATCGGAAAATGATCTCTGCCCTGGAGCAAGAAGGCGTTACCCAGGACCAGCTGAACATCGCTATAGATGCACTGAAAGGTGATACAGGAGCAATCAAAAAGTTCATGGAGATGAACAAGATTGACCCATTCCAACTAGCATCTGACGATGAAGAAGCTACCCCGTATACGCCAAAAGCTTACGGAAAAGATGAAACAGCACTTGATATTGAAGAAATTACAAGTAAGATATCAAAAGATGAAGAGTTCCGCATCACCACAAATGTCATTGACGAACAGTGGGATGGTGAATCTCGACAAGCCATTGTAAAGAACCCAACCATTATTGTTGGACTGCACAATGACATAAAGTCCGGAATCTACGATCAAGTAGCTCCGGCAGCAATGAAGATGAAAGTGCTCGATGGAAGTGCCAAATCTGACCTAGAATACTACATGCTTGCAGGCCAACAGTTCCAACAAGCGATGGAAGTCCAGCAGAAATCTGAAGCTGGTGAAAAAACCGTCGCTGATCTGAACAAAGACGCACAAGATGCAGATTCAAAGTTTGACAAAGCATCATCAGAAGCCAATAGAAAGCGTTCTGCCGCCTCCACTGGAACAAGGGCTGACCGCAAAGGTGTCATCGACTATTTAGACGATGACGATGAAGCTTATGACGAATGGTATAAACGAATCCATTCTCAGATGTAAAACTTTGAAATGAGGACCTAATCATGGTCGATAATACTTACGCAAGCGGTGGAGCACGGGAAGCCGGTCTCTCCACCCACGGTCAAAACACCGTAATCCATTACTACGACAAAGCGGGTATCAAAGCCGCTAACGCTATTGCTGTCTATGCGCAATTTGCTGATCGTCGTTCCATGCCCCTTAAAATGGGTACAACCTATAAAGTTTCCAAATGGCTGCACATCTACGATCGTGAAGACGGTGTTGATGCGGATTTCGCAACCAAAGGTTACTTGACTTCTCGTAGCATCCTGGATGTCTCTACTGGCTTGGCCGGTGCGGAACTCGCTGAAGGTGCTGGTGCGGTCAACAAGCAGACCATCAAGAAGGTCACTATCGAAACCAATTTCGCCCGTTATGGTGAGATGCTGGACTACACCGACGAAGTCGAGATGTTCGCTGAAGATACTGTTCAAGTTCATTACCGCGAAGAGCTGGGTCTCCTGGCCAACCGTCGTTCTGAAGATCTGATTCAGCTGGACATGCTGGCAACTACTAACGTCATGTACGTCGGTACTGCTACTTCTCTGACCACTGTTGGTGACGACACTACTGCGGTAGACGGCACTGATGACGGTGATTCCAAGGTTAACTACAACTTGATCCGTAAAGGTGTCAAGAAGCTGGTTCGTAACCGTGCGATGAAGAACACCTCTATCGTAATGGGATCTACCAAGATCGATACTCGCAACGTCAACAAAGCGTTTTACGCTATCGTTGGTCCGGAAGTGAAGTATGACCTGGAAGATGTTGTTCGTGCTACTGGTGCAACTGCAGCTGACAGTACTGATTACGTCTACATTCCGGCGTTCAAGTATGCTTCTTCTGCCAACCTGGCTGAAGGCGAAGTTGGTGCAATGAACGATGTTCGTTTCATCGAATCTGAGTCTGCTGTCATTTACGCTGGTCAAGGTGCTGTTGTAGGTCCTGCTGAAGCTACTGACAACTATGTTGGTACTCTGTCGACTACTACTTTTGCCTCTGGTGCTGCTGCAGCAACTGGTCGTGAAGATGCTGTAACTGGTGTCTACGATCGTGTTGGTGACGTTTACGGCGCTGCTGGTGACGGTACTGACGCACTCCAGTACTTCGACGTGTTCCCGATCCTGTTCCCCACCAAGGGTTCGTTTGCAACTGTCGGCCTGAAGGGTCACGGTAAGATCAAGTTCAATTCACAGGCTCCAAGCAAGCTTGAACTGTCTAACCCTTACGGCACACAGGGCTTCTTCAGCTACAACATGTGGTATGCAAGTCTTATCTTGCGCGAAGAGCGTCTCCTGAAAATCCTGGTTTGTGCATCTGCGTAATCCAGTAACCTGAAGTGGCCCCCCTATTGAATTTGTGGGGGGCCATTTTTTTAATTAAATAACCTACGGGATTTAATGATATGAGTAACCGCGAAGACATGATTGCCGAAGCCACAGACCTGGGTCTGGATTTCAAAGGCAATATCTCCAACATCAACCTTGCTGCACTGATCGCCGAA